GCGGTTAAATATAATTTTTCTATCTTCAAACATACCCATAATTCCACGGAATCTAGCTAATTTATCTCCTCTAAAACCTTTAACTGGATGCCAAATTAGATTATATAAACTCTCATTTTGTAAACAAATACGTTTAAAATCTGCTTCTAATGATGCTTGATATTGAACAGCTTCAGACCATATGTCACATGTTGAATGTGTTGGATAATAAAGTCCACCCTGATCTACTTGTATTATTGACCAGTCATTTAACAGTTCTTTTAATGCGTCAAGTTTTTCTAAGTTACCCATCACTCGTATGCGTCTGTAATCAATAATATGAATTCGATCTTCAATCCTTCCTCCCAGTACCATTACTGTATAGTCATTTTTTTCTCTTACTCCTGCTGACAGATCTACCCCCACTCCTAACGTATCAAATTCAGTTGATATTTCTGCTTTAACGATTAATTCAGGTGCAAGCGATAATTCATTCTGGCGAACAACTTGATTCATATACTGGAAAGAGAAGGCAATCGGAGATTGCCGTTTTTTTTCTTTTAAGTATTCCAGTGACCACATTTCAGGCCAATATGATTCTTCTTCACCTGTTTTAGGATTATTTTGTATTGCAGAGAGGACAATTTGTGTCCAATTATTTTGTTCGTTAAAAGTAGTGGAATGAATATCATCATGCCTAAACCGAGTCCCAAGACAAATAGCCCGACCCCCTTCAAACATAGTCGGAGCGATAACTGCATTCCAATTTTCCTGCATCGTTTTACGAATATCAGGATTGGAGATGTCAGCAGCTGATTTAATAGCGTCATCTATCATAACGAGATGAGAACGCTTAGATGTAACGGAACCTTTTAGTCCAGCTGCACAAAGAGTAAATTGTTCTTCACCAGTAGTATCTATACCTGCAAATTTATGATCAATCGACCAGTATTCATTACTTGTTACGTTCTTAAGTAGACGTACTTTTGGAAATACTTCTTGGTATCGTTTGCTTTCAATAATACGTTTAATTGTTGCCGATTTAGATCGAGCAATATCAACGGTATATGAGAGGTAAAGAACTTGTAATGGAAGACCAGCTTGTGTATGAATACCAATAGCCCATGCAGTTAATAAACCAAGAACAGTTGATTTGGCAGAACCACGGGGGGCTAAGAGATCTATATTTGGTCCAGCAATTTTTATTAAACAACTACTATCTTCATTGGTAACAAATTTTCTATTCCATTCTTGATGATGATATGCAGGAGGTTTATCAGCTACATAATCACAAAAATAACCAAAGTCTTCTCTTGCTCTTTTTAAATCTGCTAAGTTTTTAGGTTTCTTTATTTGTTGGTTACGTGCAGCAGCCTTCGCATTACGTCTATAAGCAAGATGTGTATAAGAAGGCACGACAAATAATCAAAGTATTACTTTAATAATAACTAATGATTGCAACCGCAGTTTGAATTACTTTTCTTCTTTTTTTGGCTTATTTTTTTTTTGCTCTTGATACTTACGTGCTTTATCTAAAGCAGCTTTGCGTTTTTCTTTATCATTCATTTCTGTACCATCTTCTTTCTTAGCATTTTTCTTTTTAAAATATTCAACTAACTGTGGAGGCATTTTACCTTTAGCCATTACTTAATTCCTCCACCACGTAGTTGAGCCATTCTTGCTAAGAAATCTTGAAGTCCACCAGCACCACCTACTTTTCCAAATAAACCTACTTGTCCTTCAGGAATACGACTTCCTCTACCTGGTCCAAATTCTATACCACCTTTTTTCTTGCCTTCCATTCTTCTTTGATGCCATGCATCTTTTTTCTTAGCATAATTAGGATCATTTTCCTTACCCCAAGGATGTTCCTCTACAGGAGGTCTACCTCCAAATGGTGGTTTACCTGGAATATCTCCTGGTCCGAATTGATCTTTTCCTCTTATTGGTCTACCAGGATAAGGAAATGGTTGGATTCTTACATCTCCATCTCTAGGTGGGAAAGGTTTGCCTGGTCTACCTCCTGGAGGTCTACCTGGTAAAAATCCTTCACCTGGGAAACCTGGGAAAGGTTTTCCTCCTCTTGGTGGGAACTGATCATCTCCTATTGGTCTACCTTCTTTAGGTGGAACAGGTCTAGGTGGTCTATCTCCCTTTGGTGGATCATATGTTTCTTTAGGTGGTTCAAAAGGTCTGCCTTCTTTAGGTGGGAAAGGCTTCTTATCTGGGAAACCTGGGAAAGGTTGATCTCCTCCTTCTATAGGACTAGGTCTCATTACTGGAGGTCTACTGCCTGGTCTACCTGGCTTTCCTTGCTTTTGTTTTCCTTCTTTATCATTTTGATCCATCCGATCTTCTATAACAGCTCTGGCTCTACCTTTACCTCCAGGTATTGGAGAACGACCTTTTCCTTCTCGACGTATTTTTTCAGCTCTTCTAGCTCTACCAGATGCTGCTAACTGTTGGCCTAAAGCACCTTTTTGATCTATACCAGCACCCATTTGTATGTACTCAAATATTCACTTAAATATATTTTAATTCACCTATTCTTCCAGCTGCATTCTTGCCCATACGCTCATGGTTGCTTCTTCTAAAGGAATTTCAATCGGATCATCTTTAAAGATAAACATTAATTCTCTAATAGCTCGATCTGCACCTGCCATTAATAATCCTTTTCTATCTTTGGTATTCGTAAACTTTTCAACTTGATCTATATGACCACGTAATTCTTTTTGCATAGATGCTATACGTGCAACACCTGCATCACGTTTAACTAAACCTGTTTCTACATCAGCTCTTAATTTACGAATATCTTCTTGCATTGCGTCTATTTCAAAGAGAAGTTTTTCTCGATGATCTGGTTTTTTATAATGATCTTTAATCCAAAGATTACACGCAGTAATAGATCCCCGATACCCAAGGAATCGAGAATATAAATATATTTCGATCACTGAATAATTATCAGAAGCGAATGAAGAAAAAGACTCTTGAGTTGATGCGTCTAAGTTATCAACCCAAGTATCAAACAGCTCAATATCTATAAGCTCGTTGCGCCTGATCGTAGTCTCGTTTTTCGTCTTTTTCTCTGAAACTTTGTTCTTGTTCAGCGGACGTTCTTTGTTGGCGGCCTTTTTCACCGATGGTTTTTCTATCTTGTTCACCAGCATCCTCCATTTTCTTTTTAGAAAAATCGTAGGCTACTCCAGCAGCTTGTCTATATTTGTCTAAATCAAACCAGTCATCGACATCAGTTTGACCTTGTGGTACTGAACTAGCCATAACGAATAAATCTTATAAGAAATTTAGAAGTTGCTCATCATGTTGGCAAGACCAGCTGCCCATGTATCCTTACGTCCTTCTATAGACTTCTGACGTTGCTGACGACCTTTGGAAGCTTCAAGCTTACCTAATAACTGTTGGAACTTATCAATATCAAAATAGTCATCTTGAGTTCCTTGTCCTGTAGGAGTAGATCCTGTCATTTTTATAGTTGTTCGAGACTAAAATAATTATAGCAAGTGTATTTCTAGAAATTAAGAGAAATTAAATGCATCAACTACGCTTTTATAAATACCACCTTCTTGTGTAACTCTTGCAATTTCTTTACCACCTTCATTTTTAAGTTTTTGAGTTTCTTTATCAATATTTCCTTGTAGATTTTGTAAACCAGA